GTGTCAGGGAAATCTGCTTTCAATTCTTCCGCAGTTTTGAAATCAACCGTGATGTCATATCCGTTGTTCAAATCCGTAATGTCACCGTAATCAGGTTCATTGATGGCTGCCATCAATTGTTCACAGACACGTGCGCCGAATCCCCAAAACTTGACACCCTCTTCCTCTTTGCCTCGAACGACAATGGGAACATAGGTTCTTAGTTTGGGTTGCATTTTTCTACCCTTGAGCCAAGTTTCCTTGACTTTTTCAAGTCGGTTTGCCAACTCCACAATTGGGTCGGGTTGGTTAACGCTGGCAGGGCTTAGATAACTTATTTTATCGCCATTGAAATCATAGTGCCATTTCAATTCAATAAATGGGAAATCAGGCGTATATTGATAAGGAACAATTCGAACTACTTGTTTGCCCGGTTCAGGCTTCCAAATGTATTTTTTGATTTTTTCGACTCGTTCTTGTTGTTCTTCGGTGAGTTTTTTGCCGCCCTTTTTCGTCTTGTCGAATGACGCTAGTTTATTGCGAACTTTATCCATGTTAAGTGCCATAATTATATCTTTCGTTTAATTAGTTTAATTAGCTAAAAGTCAATCGTTAACTATATTTGTTAAGTCTTGTCTTGTTACTAATAAGTATGAAAGATACGCTAGAAAAACTTAAAAATCAACATATAAAAAGCGCAAAAAGTTTTTATTTTTTTGCGTTTTTATCAATTCACTATTTCCAAAAGTTTGATGGGAATTATTCTGATTGCAGGCGTGCCTGTAATAATTAAAGCATTTGTATAAAGATTCCAATTTACCGAAAAGTTTTTATCAAAGACACCGCCATTTTCATCCTTGATAATTTGATTCATAGCATTCAGAGTATAGAGCGTATTGGTTTGCTTTTTTCGATGAATGGAAATAGTATTTGGAAATTTTGGAAACTCCTTGTCTTGACTTAATATGTTGTATGTGACGAAAACTTCTTTAGGAACATTAACATTGGAGAAAACAAAAAAACAGTTATTGTAAACCGTGTAAAATTTTTTGATTTCTTCTATGGTTGATTTGAATGATGTCGCTAAAGAGAAAGTACATAACAACTGTCTCTTGTCGTTCATAATAATTTCTTAATCTTATTCAACATATAAGGTGGCGCGTTAAACATAATATATTGGACAACTTCATCCAACATATAATCATCACCTTTCAACATTGTTTTGATGGCATTTTTGTCTGCTTCTTTTTCTGCCGGAGATTTTGGAGGCGGTAAAGGTAATTCATCGGGTTCCTTGATAGGTTCAGCCGCTGACGTAGCTGCGGGTGTCTGTTGAGGGGCAGCGGTGGTTTTAGCTTGAACTGGTTTTTCCGTTGCAGTTGCATCGGCTGAAGGCGGCGCGGCTTGGGAAACAGGAAGATTGGTTTTTGGCTCGGTCTTTGATTTTTGTTCCGGTTCCGCAGCGGGTTTCTTATCCGGTGCTGGTGAAGGTGCGGTTGGTTCGGAAAAAATATTTGAAGCTTTTTTCGTCGGGTCTTCCTCAAAATGAGTGCCTCGTTTTATAGCATCAGCTTTATACTCCGGAGTGGGAAACGTAACCAAAATACCCTTTGTATTATAAGCTTGGCGTTCAGGATATTTTCCTTCCAATACCTTGTTGGAAAACCTTCTAACTTCTTCTTCATCAATACCCTTTTTGGTGAGATAATCACGCAAAGCCTCCATATGGTCATTTTCTTCAATATTGAACATGCCATCTTTCACCCGATGGTCTAATGAAACCTCAGTGAGAATTTTTTCAAGGAATTTTTTGTTCATAAATTTTTATTGACTTTTAGAGTTATCCTCTTTTCCATTTATCTGCATCATCGTCATCATCATCTTCATATCCTAATAAAAAATCCATGTTAGAATATTGTCTATCATCCTTATGATAAGCACCACCCAAATAATTATACGCTGGTCCTATTGACCATTGAACCGTTGGCCATGATCCACCATAACTGTTGAAAATTCTTCTAAATAAGTCTTTTGCTCTTATAGCATCATCCTCAGAAGGAAAAATAAAATATTTAAATTTTCCTTTTAAAAAAATAGAAAAATGTACGCTTCTTTTATTTAAGATAGGCGAATATAAATAAAGTTTTCCTGCACCTTCCATTTGCGGATACCATCCATGACCCATATCATGCAATACGACCCAACTTTTGCGTAAGTCTATATTTTCTTGCAAGACTTCATTTATTACTTCTTTAATAAGATGCCGTAAATCATTCTTTGTCACAACTATAAATATTATTAAAAATCCCAAAATTAAGGGTAGATTTGAACCATCGAATTATACGACTCACCTTTATACACTTTAATCGGAAACCTCTTACACATGGTCATTATTTCCATGATGTCGGTTAGAACGGTTTGTCCATCACCTTTATAAAAATCAAACAACAAGGAATCGTAAGTGTATAATACTGCTTTTGTTTTTTTGGTTTCAAGATATTCATTTACCACCTTGACCGCCGACAAAGCAATTTCAGTTTCCGTAGCTTGAAGAAGATAATTGAATAATTTTGCAGGATTAGCTTCCTTCAAATGTTTATCAGTGATAATTCTTCTAAACAATGGTGTAAATGTAAATCCATCCTTTTTGAACTTTTCCCAATGAATATTTATAAATTCTTTCAAATTACTGAAATACTTGATGGTCTCATACTTTTGTTCAACCCCGCCATACAATTGTCGCATGGTTATACTTTTGATCTCAGCCATGTCATATTCCGTAACCTTTCTCTGAAAATACATTTCTCCCAAATATTTGTAGATATCCTCATTGATATCCATAGGGAAATGCGTGATGTGGCAAATAATTCTCGGATGAAAAGCCGAATAATCAATCAATACCATCATACCGTCATCACCATAACGAGAAACAAAACACGACCGCGAACCATCCTCTTTATTCAAAGCCGCATAATTTACACCATCAAAGTGATTACTTGGCCTGCCTGTACTGGTATAAACATTATATTTACTGTAAACTAATCCATTGGGTTGTATTTTTGCATTGAAATGCTTTGCAAAATCATTTTCGTTGACATAAATACCGTTTGCCTCCAACTTTGCCAAGGTCTCTATAATGATTTCATTTTCTTTTTCATAACCTTCTTCCAAAATATTTGTATCCGCGTCAAAGACTTCGGCACACATTTTTTCAAACACTTCCTTGTGTTTCAATAAAGGAACAACCTTGTTTAAATCACCACATTCCCGTTTAGTTCTATAAATAAACTGATGTGCTGGGGTTTCAAGGGATTGTTTGTCTATTATTCGTCCCTTTTGAAGATGGATTAACAAATCAAAATCCAACAGTCTTTCAACCGGCAAAAGTTGCATGAAAGATTTTTTATCAAATACCCATTTTCTTCCACCATCATGAACTTCATTCAAATCGTTAATAAATGTTTTTTTATCTACAATGGGCGGCAAATCAGGATGATTAAACGATACACAATAGGTGTCACCATCAACCAACTCTTTTATAAAGACCGCAGAAACATCGGTAGCACATGGATGAAGGAATTCATCGGAAGGAATTGCCCATAAAACAATTGGAATGTGACGAAGTTTTTTTATTAAATCTTTATAATTATTAACCATGTTGGACATGATAAGAGTTCAACAGCAAAATGTCAATCCGTTTTTAATTTGGCGGGTCAGGCAACCACCCATTGGTGGTATTGGTATAAGGGCCTTTAAGCCTGCTCTTGATAAAGCTACGCAAGGGAGAAGGCTGGGCTCTGATGGTGGTTTCCCAATTGCCTGCTTCAAGGGTATGAATAACATCGGTTATGCGAAAAATGATATTTCGGTCACTATATGGCTCCGGAAGATTTCTTACGGTAAAATATTGAAATGTTCTCAAGCCGCCTATACCTTGCAACGTAAGTTCGATAATAATACCCGGCTGAACTGCACAATATCTAGGATTATTGTCAAAATCACCATCGTTTATCAACAATCTAAGAAGTTGTGGGTCCGGTAGCACCAATTTAACGACCTCAGGCATGTCACTAGGCGTATTTGGTGGTGGAATGGAATTTTGTCTGAATGGACTTAATGACATTTGCAGCGACCCATCATCATTTTGATAATTGATTTTCTGAACATTACTTAACAAATCCATTTGTTGTCCTTGTGCCGTTTGCCTTTTATCCAAATCTCCCTGTTTGTCTCCTTGGGTTTTATCTTCCACAGTGCCAATTACTGCATCACGAAACCTGTAATCCAAAACATCATTCTTATCCAAGTATTTATATTTGGAATTTTTATTATTGACTTCCCCATAAATGGTTCTTGTGGCTTGTGCGTCAGACAATACCGGTCTGAATTTTATAGCTTTGATAATACTGTCTGCGTCATAATAATCAAAAGAATATACACGGTCATTTATTGTGTCACGGCTTCCTACAAATTTTTTGTCCGTTATTGTAAGAACTCCATCAACATCAACTAATATTAAATCCCAAAAGCCATCTGATGCACTCATTAAAACCTGTAAAATATGATTATATATGTCCGTGTATGACGCGTTGGATTCGTTTTCAATGGCTTCTTTAAACATACCAAAGGAAATATAGACGTTGGAAAGTAATCCTGATGTGTCTTTCTCCAATACGTTGCCGTTCAACCCTCTAAGACTTACAGGCAACGTTATTGAATTCTCTTTAGATGGAAAACTATAGTAAGCTACGGGCGACTTTTGAAATACATTATTGGCTATTTTAGCCCAACGATACCTATTGTAATTAATAATAGGGTCCAAATTGTCACGATAACAATTTTTACCGGGTTGCATACATACTTCGGCTAATTTTTGGTCTTGAATGGAACTAGCATTTGTCAAAGGAGTGGGGTTTACCACTTGATAAGAATATGGATTCTTGGGATTGGGATTATAGGCTAGACCACCCACATTATCCACCAATCCCGGAATACCATACAAAAATTTTGGCGCTTTATAATTTGGAATTAATACTCTTGGGTCACAAGAAACCAAGTTTGGATGCCCGCCTATTACACAATTTTGAATATCAACTTCAAACATGTTGTTACCATTTTTACCGCCACTATCCAAAGCAGAAAAATAATTTAAAATTGAAGTCACCAAGCCCATATTAATCCAAAAGTTACTAGCATCGTCCTTGTCCTTTATACCAAAATCAAAATCCCCATTTTTAGGACTACCAAACATTTCGGTACCTTTTTGGTCATAAGCATCGGATGGCCTGCCTGAAAAAACACCAAAAATATATGGCGCTCTCATGGCCTGTTGTTCCACCGTTCCTTTTTTTAACAAAGGATTCAAAATATCATACCATATGCCATTATTCGGGTCTTTGTTGTTTCTTGATAGAAGGTCTGTACTTACAACGGGAGCCACGGTTGCAAGGGATCTCAAATTTTTTAAAGTATCTCTGTAATCTATAAAATCTTTAAGTGATTGAAAGATACCGTTTTTGGTTTTATCCGTGGAACTTTCCACAGACAGGCCATAATCCTTGGCTATACCCGAATACAATCGGTCTTTGGAAGTGATTTCCGTTGTGCAAAGTATTTTATTACCTTCAATACTCCAATTGAAATTGGTAATCATACCATAAACCACATCGTAATTACCGTTGGATTTAAGAATGTTATTGGTATAAAGAGGATAGGCGTTATCCCATAATTGTCTCATTAATTGTTTGTCCCCAAGATTTACCAAAGACTGAATATTATAAAGATTCCATCCCCATTCCACCATGCAGGTTATGCCCGGAACAAGAAAATAGGGCGTCATATAAACGAGTTGTTTCCAAGAAAAGCAAACCCATTCAATCTGCGCGCGACGAAAAAGTTCCTTTTGAACGGTGACTTCCATTCTTGAAATTTCAGGTGGTGGTACATGAATCGGATAATTTACGGGTTCATCAGACGGTTGTATCAAAGAATTTTCAATGGTGTGGGGTTCACCAAAATCAGCATTTTCATAATCGCCGGGAGTATATCCAATCACCTGATACTTGGAACCGGGTGCGGATGTTGGGGGTTGAAAACCATAACTTTGATAAAATCCTTTGCCACTATATAATACAAATCGTTCCTTGTTTTCTCCATAAGAACCTGTTACAAGCGGATGACCCGCACCATTGGAACAAAAACGTATCCAAGAAACCATCGGGCCGCGATATTCTTTCCAATCGCCGGTTTCCGCATCCCAACTTGCTTGTTGGTTTTGAACATATTTGAAACTTCGATTGATTTTTCTTCTGTTTAATTCAGTTTGAAGCTCAATCGGTATGTTCGAAGGTTGCCACGGTATTATAGGAGCTGGCATAACTTATTGTGAATTGTAATTCAAGGTATTAAATTGTACTAAAATATCATTGATATTTGTTGGAATACGCAATTGGCGACCGGGTGGAACACTCATTCTTCCCTTGCCAAGATTGTTAACCAAGGCTATAACCCACCACAACGTAGGGTCATTATAGTATTTGTAAGCAAGATTATCCAAATAATCTGCATCATTGGATATGACTATTGCATCACTATCCTGTGGCTCGACAATAGGGTATTGGGTTGTAACATATACTTTTTTACCATCCCATCTTGGTATTGTTGCGGTTGAATCATATCTTTTCATAAATTAAGCCTTTAAAGAACTTCCGGGATTATTCCATACCACGAAATTCTTATGCAATGTTGTTGGAACAGGCAAATATGGAATATTTGCACTGCCGGTCGAGAATCGACTATCAACATTCAAATTTTCCCAATTATCAACTCTTGGTCCATGACCAAAATGAGAACCGCCAACAATCGCACGTTCCTTTTCAAGTAAGTTGCAAGTGACAGCAACTTCAACTTCCCTCGGAAGTTGACCATAATTTTTGCCCAAATTTGGAGAAGTAACCAAGCCATTCAAATAACTCCAACCTAATATTGAATTATTTTCATTCAATGTTTCCCACGAAGCATCATCAGGAATATTAACATTTATTGATGTAATGACCATCGGCTGAAATTTATACAAATCGCCTATGGTTATCATAAACATAGGCGGAACAATAAATCTATTGAAAGCTTGATTTATAACCTGACCTGATGTATAGTTCGATGGTTTGACCGCACTTGCAATATAATTGATTTTCTCCCACGATGGTAACAATTCACTAACACTATTAATTACAACATTAAAAGTAAAAGAAAGTGTTCTACTAAATCCATTATATGAATATAATTGGTCTGCTCTTCCTATGAAACGAAGCTCATCCCAAAACGCAGTGTTACCTTCCGAGATACCTTTTACGGTGGCACGAAATGGAATATACTTGTCATTTACCACATCATAAAAAAAGAACGCGATCAAATCATCATTGTATGGCTTCCATTCAACCCAATTAGGATAAACAGCATTGAACAAATCATTGTCAGGCGTATTCCGAGACGAATCCAATACCGTCAACATATTAATACCGTCAGACATAAATGTTGTAGCCATTCTTAAATTGTTTGTCTTTGAACCATATACATCAATTGTTTTTGGTATAGTGGTATCATTGTTTGTGGGGCCAGATGCAGCAGCATTGTACTCTTCTCCAGTACCTATTTTTCCAATTATCGCTTTTCCAAAATCTGCGGCTGCTTTTCTACTTGTCCAATTATCATACCCAACATATCTAGCATCACTTCCATAGGGCAACAGATAAGACCAATTGTTTGTAAACACTTTATATGTGGGTGCCGCATTTATATCATTAATAACACTCTGTAGTTGTTTTTCAATTTCTGCCACACCGGACGATTGCGGGTCTGAAAGTTTAGTGGGGTAATTATTAGATTCTTGTATGTAATAACTATACTGTAATGTTACGTCAGAATTAGTCAACCCATCCACATTACTTTGAGGTTGTCTGCCTATAACATCCGTATATTTATCACCAGCACCATAGCCTGTTGTTTTAGTACCAATAACATAGCCAGCGATTCCATCCGTAGTCGGAACATATACAAATCTATCAGGAAGCGATATAAGTTTTTGTTTTATAAATACGGTCTGTGCATTGCCCGTGCCGAGTGGGGAACCAACGATTCCAAACGTGGTTTTGTTTGGGGTGGGTGGCATACCATAAGTATTTATTTTATCCACTTGGTCGGTGGCGGATGCAAACCAAGGTTGATACAGATTTGCAAAACCCAACGACATGATTTTATAGCCTTCTTCATCCGACCTGAAAATACCTTTTGCTTTTGGGGCACTTCCAAAAAATGCCTTAAATGAACTTTGAACGGAACTTGCAAAATTATTCAATGCTGAACTTAATATCGACCCGTTTGTTGACTTTGCCGGTTGCCATTTTGATTGGAATGATGCCGCACCCTTAGCGGCATCAGAGCCACGAATCAACCCTTTACCTTGACCTGTATTAATTGTCGGCAACGCTGCACTGCCGACAGTACTGGCAGGTGTTTGAAATCCACTTTCCAAATTAATACCAACAATTGAAGTTACTGAATTCGCAAGACCCAAAAGACCGCCTTCAATATGTCTAATCGGCATGTCTCCCAACCCCAAAGTCAACGGATAAACCGTGGCAAGAACAGGCGACAGTGGATTGTAAATCCTTGTTTCATCAAATGGAGCCAACCGTTGAATAGCCGCTTGAGTTACTAAAAATTGAACGCCCCACGTTGATATGATAAAATTGGAAACTCTAACAACATCATTTACTGTGTCGGGAGTTATTCCTACAATTGAACCCAACGATTGAACAGATTGAGGTAATTTATTAAATAAACCGTTTTGATATTGGTCGATGTAAGTGTATAAAAATGGTTGTCTATCGGAAAGCACGCTCGCCAAAACACTATCCTTGTAATTGGTGTATGGACTAAACTCATGATACAAATAGGTGCTGTTCGCATTTAAAATCAATTCCAATTTTCCGGGAGCCGGGCCGGAAGGATAATTCAACGGTATGTGCGGAAGCGTTGGCGGAAAATTTGAAAGTTTAATCACTGATGTTGTTGCAATTGGCATATGTTAATAAGTATGTTATGTTAGTTGACCTGTATAGGCTAATCTTCTGCCCATCAATGCATCCAACTTTTGTGAATCGATGTAAACATTTGCTGTTAATTTCCCATTTTTCATATCATCTCTCAAACCATTGATTGCATCAACAATGGCTGAAATTCTCTTTGCAAGTTCATCATGCATGTTATCGACTGTGTTGGATAGTGCGTCAGATGATTTTTTGACATCTACTTCCGGCTTATTCTTTGTCACATTCATGGTAGCCTTGGCCTCCGGAGTAATCGCTCCAGCTATATTTTTACCCCCAAACAAATGTGATATGAAAGGAATCTTTTTAATCAACTTCCATGCGGATATGTATGGAGCCAGCAACATATGGATTAACATTGACCCGACAGCTTGTATTCCTTTAACAATCAACAATCCCAATTGGGATGGAGAACTGCCAAAAAACGTTTTCTTCAACCATTTCCATACTTCGACAAACGGAGAAATGAGTGTGTCATAAAGGGCAAGACCAATGGCTTTTATCCCAAACCATATTCCCTGTAAAATACCTTTATGAAAGGCCGCTCCTATGCCCGACAAGCGTTTGAATAAATTTACAAGAAACATAACCGCAGTTATAATCCAACCAATGGGAGTTATCCATTTTCCCAAAGCTGCACCAAAACCCAAAAACGGTTTTAAAAATCCGAAAACCTTACCAAATATGGAAAACGATGAACTTACTGTTTTAAATAAGGCTGGTATTTTAGTTAATCCTCCAAATAATTTTGCAAACATTCCCCCGCCTTTGCCAAGACCCTCAAACAATTGAAGAAATTCTCTAGCCTTGGGCACGGTTTCTTCAATTAGCTTTAAAGGTACCCCAAATACGTTCTGCATCAAGTTTCCAAGTCCTATTAAAAGTTGTGGTTTCTTTATGGTAAAGAACCATATGGCGATATCATCCAAGATGTCTATGATTGGTCCCAACCAACCTGCCCACATTCCCATTCCATTATTTATAAAATCTAATGTCCATCCTATGCCCTTTAAAATTCCAGCAATAACCGGTAAAAGAGGATACAATCCTTTTTGAACAATAGCATGAATAGCAAGAGTAATGGTTTTTAATGATTCCGCGTTGGACAAAGCCATTAATTTTGCTTTGTAGTCCTTTGCAGTGGCATCAGCCATAGACCTGTTGGAATTGACCAATTTATCGTAGGCGGCAACTTCAGCTTTTATTGATTTGTCCTTACTGTTTCGCATGGCATTCATTTCCCTATCTGCTTGAGCCATTTTTGCCAATTCATCTGCCGATTTTCCCAACGCCCTTGCTACTGCGTCTTGCTGGAACGGGTCGAGATTTTCAAAATTTGTCTGCTTCATTACATTCAAAATTTCAGCATTCAACCCTCTTATGTCTCGGTGATAAGCTAATTCACGAGCCTTTTGAAGATTTATGGATTTTCCAACAAGAACGCTGGCCTCCATTTCATTCTTTACACTTTCGGTAAAGTTTAACAAAGAAGATGCAGTGTGGGTGGCCGATTCCAAATTCGTGCCCATTTTTTTCGCCTCGACTGCAGCCTTGGCAAGAGCCAGTGGGTCCCTACTCAAAAATTGATATCCAGTTTTAGATGCAGAAGCAATATCTCCCATGACTTCATTCAAATTTGTTCCTGCTGCTGCCGACAATTTAGCAGTAAATAAAGCCATGTTGGTTTGGGAATCCATCGTATTCCTTGATACTTGGCCCATAACTCTTAAAAATTCAGCGGACGTGGATTCAGCTACTCCAAGCTGAGCCGATAACAACGTCATTGTTTCCAACATCTTAGTTGTGACTGCATTGGAACTTCCTAATGTCGCCGTCACAGCCAAAACCGACTTATAAACATCTTCTGCGGTGGCCCCGATGTGAGCAAAATTGTAATTAACATCTCTGACTATTTTTTCCAATCTTCCGGAATCAGCCCTTATTATACCCATCGTTTTTCTGAATCCTCCAGCCGCTTTATCTATTTGTTGAAAATTATAAGCCAACCTAGCAATGTAAATAAGCGTTCCGATGAAGGCTACTTTAGCCAACGCTTCAGCTGTACCCATTCCTTTTAATAACCCAACAAATCTGTTCAATCTACCAAGACCCAACGTGTCCAATATTTCTTCCAATTCTATAGATTTTTTCTGAGATTTTAAAAATTTATCCTGACTCTTGCTAAGACTTTCATGTTCTTGAAGCAATTTAACCACATTTTCCCTTTTTGCTTTGCCTCGGCCTAAAATTTTCTCTTCGGTATTAAGAATATTCAATTTAATCTCATATTCTTTGGCATCCATCCCCTCCTTTTTTGCCTCCAATCGGGCCTTCTGCATAGCTAAAAGGCTTTTTTCCGCTTGTAACTCCTTACCTTGAAGTTTAAGCATTTCCCTGTATCGACTATCAAGACTTTCAAGAAATTGTGCTTCCTCTTTTAATTCTTGTTTTGATTTTCTTGGTTCAGGCATATGAATACACGTTGGGCGTTATTACATATAAATAGTGGAAAACTAAAAGAATTATGTAGGTTTCTTGATATTTGGTCGAGCCACCGTTTTTGGTTTTGGCGTCATATCAGATTCTTGATTTTTCGCTTCATTTGCCTCTTTTTCTTTTTGGTCAATCAACATTTTCAAATAGAAATATCTAAGGAATATGGGCATGGTATAAACCTCATCGTGGGTAAAACCACCATGACTGTTATACACCAATTGAAAAATTTCTTGATGAATCCTTACTTTATCTTCAGGAGTTAGAGTCAGGGAATAGAAAGGAGGAACCCATTAACGGGCGCATATCTAATCTCCTTTCACAGTCACATTCAGAACATTTAAAATCAAAAGTCATATCCACATCGGGATTATATTCTCGCATGTGCTTTCTAAGTGCCAAACTGTCTTTGGCAACCATTCTTTCCTCCACAAATTTTCTAATATTAACCCTGTCAGTATTACCGTCGATGGAAGTGAGTGTGTATTTTAAACGGGTGGTAAGTTCTCCGGTATTATCTTTGGAAATTTTTCTTAGTTGAGCTAATTCAACGTCTATCGATTGTTCATCGGTCTTACTCATCAACTTATAGGTCACTGTGATGCCCGAACTAGGCAATTTAAATGTAAAATTATTCTGACCTTTGGGGTGTTCATCAAAATTAAAAGATTTGTATGAAAGTTCTGAAAGGTTGATATTTACCTTGTTTTGCACTGAACATTTGGGGCAATCAACCAAGACTTCATATTCGTCACCATATGCAAGCCTTCGCATAGCAATAAAAATAGCATTGGAATCAGGAATCAAAATATCATCAATTTTTATTGCTTTATTGACAATCACAGATTCTATTAATTTATCCAAAACCTTGCCTTTTCTAATAAGTTCTTGATTTGCCAAAAGGTCTTCTTCCTTGGCGGACATTTGTTTGATTTCTATTTCTCCGGTTGACAACGGATGTCCTTCCGGATAAAACCAGCCTTTGGTTGGAAGAGGAATGATTTCTGTAGGATATTTACTCTCTTTTGGCTGTGGAATATCGGTAGCAGCCTTTGTAACAAAGTCGGGAACATTGATTGTTTGACGCCTTATTGGGATGGTTTGATTATTATCTGACATAACTAAATTTTGCCTTTCAAAAGAATATATAGGCGAATATCGATTTTTTCAGACTTTTTTAATCGTTATTGTAAAACATTTTCAGCGTGGTCTTTTCTTTTTCTGTCAAATTATATGGAATTAAATCGCCATCGGATTGAACAGGTTCATCGTGCTGCAAAGTGCTATATATGTAACTTGGAATTCCTGTCTTTTTTTCGTGTGGGGATTTTTCATAAACAATTTCTTGAACCGCCGACTTGATACCATCACGTATGGTATCTGATGTCAGATTATTATTAGAAGTAATTGGTTTTATTTTAGAAAAATATTTTAGAATAAAACAGACACCCACCATTAGAATTATTAATTCTAACAAAATGCCAACTATGATTAAAAGGAGCAATAACATTATTTTAGACCACCGCAGTATTATTAGCCGACGAAGATGCAGCTATTTGCTTGTTTAAAGTGTCAAGTTCTTTTCTCTTACCCGGAAGTTCATCTTTTCTTTTTCTTAAAACATCCGATTGTTTCCATTTCAAATCGGTTTGTAATCCTTTTAAATCTCTTTCCGCTTTTTGTTTCTTTTGAACTAAAGACTGTTTTGTTTTCGCTGCATTGGCTTTCTGCTGTGCAGGACTTTCTTGGGATTTACCATCCATACCTCCTGTCAGATTGCCATCGGTGGAAGACGAAGATGGGTCGTTGATGGTGGTAGAATAATCTTCATCCATTATTTCTCCAAGAATTTCGTAAACCAATTCCTCCAATTTTCTTTGGGGATTGTAAACACGGGAATTAGAAACCGACTGTGGATATGCGGTGGCTGGACCGGAATTATTATTATCAACATTTGTTGCAATCGGTGGTAGTGGGGTATTTTCCGGCGATGCAACTTGATGAGCCATTTTAAACTTAGCTGACACCAATTGGTACAAACCGATGTCAAACCAGCCAAACACCCACCTAAAAAATTTCTTTTTCGATTTATCTCCGTATTTTGAAGAACCCAGCACACTACGAATATTGGCTGTTGAGATTGGTTTACCGTCAATTCTTGAATCATCCAATATCACAACGTAAGCATGTTCTTTGAAAGGTCTCAAATTATATTCATTTCCTCGATATGGTTGAAAATATTGAGGAGTACCATCGGGCTTTATCCACATTACTTTGTCGGCTTCCGGCTTTACCGATTGACGGTCTTTTTCTGAATCAGCCAATTCTCTAAAAATGTTCTGAACTTCTTTAAGTGTGCCGGCTGTCATTCCACTTTGGGGTTGAACGTATCCTTTTCTTTTAGAAAATAACCCTGCTTCCTGCTCATTCAAAACACAAATCTCCACCGTATGTTCACCTGAAAAATTGTTAAAAACTTCGGTGGGCCTCCATTCCGACGCTTTTTCCACATGGTCTATTGGAAGGGTTGCTACTTTTACTATATAACTGCCCGGTACTCCATGTCTGACCCAAATTTGTTCCTTGTCACCGAAATTCAATGGTGCATCCGGGGTGGGTTCCCTGTCAGTGATGGCTACAAAACTATCAGGGCCCACGATGGCTCTTAATTGTTTATAAACTCTTAAATGTGCTTGTGTTGCCGGCTGAAAATTTCCCGGATAGATACCTATTTTCTTCATATATCAATAAATATTAACCTTGAGCATCATGTCTTAATAATTTCCATGTTTGATGTAAAACCTTGGCTGCATCGTTTTTTGTCTTAAAATGATTTTGCTTCGAGGGTTTTATGGGTGTAGTTCCTTTCGGTCCCTGAACAGAAATAACTACATAGCCATCCCCTCTTGGAGTTGATTCAATGGTTCCAATTAACACCGTTCCGTAATATACGTCGGTGGGTTTGTGAAATCCAGCCATGTTAGCTAACCAATGAAAATCATCGAACCTATATTTTTCTTCATCTATTTTGCCTGTCATTTCAGGGTCGTTTAATGGGTCACGGGTCAAGAATGTGGGGTCATCAATAACTATACCGTGGCTGTAACCCAAGGTAAAATCTTCATCGACAGAGGGGGCGTATGTAAAAATTCTATAAGTGTGCGACCCTAAAGCGGGAATGTAATGCGAATGTTCCTTTCCTGCAAAATCCCTTTTCCACGAGCATTTATCACAATAAGCTAAAACCGGTCCCAAATGAGTTGTGTTAAGAGATTGTACATTTCCACATACGGAACATTTATATGGTCGGTATTCCATTTTCAATGGTTTGAAACCAGAATGACCGGTCACATTTGGGTCGGTGGTTTCATCACCCATTTCCAACAAAATTTCCTTTATCAACCGTTTCAGGTCGGATTTCTTCATAATCATAAATATTGATAAATTTCTTGTAACAAACAAAAACCCCAATCTCTCTCGATTGGGGTTGAAGTTAAATAAGAATGATTCGAGGTAATTCGATAAGTATGATTAATACTGTAAAATCGCGTAATCGTAGCTAACTGTGATATTAACTGCTAATGGGTCACCCGTATTAGTCCAATCAACTGCGTTAAATGTTCCGTCTGATACCCAAGCTCCCACAAGTGTCCATTCTTCTACTTTGTCACCCACAGGACCAAGAACATTGACGGTGATGTTTTTCTTGTAAAAATCTTGATAACCATCACGACCTGTCACAGATTCGTGTGACAGACGAATCCATTCCATTACTGCTTGAGCGCCTGATGGAACGATAGCATCATACAATTCCATTGTGACTTCCTGCCAAATGGACTTGCCCTTGTAGTATCTTTGAAGGTTGATGTGGTCTAATGCTTTTCGTTCTTGTACTATGTGTGGTCTATCCGTCTTTCTTAACAAGAAGGAAGGAATACCATCAATATACAAAATGAAACGGTTTTGAGTTTTTGGTTCATATGCCGTCCAAAAAATTTCGTTGCTGTTTAATAGGTCTGCCATAAAAAATCATCCTTATTTTGTGATGTTGAATATAAATAGTGTCAATTTGTGCTTTTTTACACTTTTTTGGCAAAAAAGAACAAATTAGAAATACCGCCACAATCGTCAACTATTTCATTTATAAATTCATCTATAGTATGAGCATCAAAAGCATATTTACCTGCATCAAACGTTTCTCTCGGATTTATAACTTTGTATTTACTACGAAGATGGGCTATGACTTCCTCTCTTTGGCTTGTCGTTGGTTCCGATTCGTGAGGCATCCAATATATCGTGTTAGTTTTAGATTTATATCTCCATCTAATATCTTTTAAAACATCCCACGTATTCGTCATCTTTACATGGTCCATCGAATTTCCTGTATAATCTACCGCACTTTTTACATTCAAATCGTCAGTAATTACACCGACAACAAGAAATGGTTTTCCTAATTGTTCATTTAATGGTTTTGTTTTCTTGTAGGCAAGAACATGGCCTTCCTCAGGCAAACTCAATTTTCTATCATAAATATTGTTGATGGTATCCTTCATTTTTTTAAGGTCGCCACTATGTCGCAAAGCCTTGAACACAATGTTCTCAACACTGAATTCTCCACCTTTAGCCAATCCTGTATTGCGATAGTTTCTTATAGATTTCATCAACGATTTTAACCGTTCGACATCTTCGGTTTTAATCAAGGTGTCAATTTTTCTCTTTATGAGTTGAAATTTTTTTCGAATTTTATCAGAATCCAATTTAATATTTTGTGGGTTGGGTGCTAACAGCCATTTGCCCTCATACAATGAATAAATTGAGGCTCCCGGCCTTGCTTGTTGTGGGGTGCTGTTTGGCTCCCGTATGTCTTGAAGATAGACTTCAACAGGATGACCTTTTACCTCAATATCATGTTCGGTATTCCATTTGAACGCCAAGCCATCCATAAATTTTCTAGCATATTCCTCATTGATTTTTTCTGCAGCAATGTCTATAACGATATGCACATCTATGTCGCTTGTGGGAGTCCAATTGTAATTGGCGGATGAACCCAAAAACAAAACATTATGAATATCACCATTCAAATCGGTGGAATTATAGAAATCCTCAGCCACTTTTAACAAGGCTTCCCTAACTTCGGGCTTTAAGGTCTTTTTGTTCCAAAGGCTGGGGTCCAAAGTTTTATTGTAAATGCGAAGTTTTGTTACAATGTTACTCATTTATAGGCTAACTGATGGTTTGTATGCCTGAATCAATTTATTAATTTCTTTGAAAATTCTTTGAAATATTGCAACAATTTCATTTGGCTGCTTTTGAGGATTATTATTTCCCCAATGAGCATATGCTTCCATCACTTTTAATGACCTCAATCCATTTTTGTCCAATGAAAACATTCCCCTTGCGTGTGCTTGCATCAAATTATTTATATCCAAAATAAGACCTTTGAAGGCCGAGTCAATTTTAGCCTTGCTTTTTGGCTTGTTATCACGAGCATTAGTTACTCCCCACTGAGCATAAGACTGAATTTTCTTCATTAGGTTTATTATTTTTGGGTTTTGATATCCAGCGACATCATTCACAACCCTTTCATGAACATTTGATGGAGAAACTTCTTTTCCCTTCTCATGGGCTTGTACCAATCCATCTACTTCCTGTGCAATTTTTTCAAATAAACCCACAACTTCGTTGGGATGCTTTAATGCATGGATCTTTCCCCAATGAGCATATGATTGTATTCTCCTCATGGCCAATAATTCTTGTTGTTCTCTATATGCTGGATCTTCGTATCTTACTTCTTGAATTACTTCATGAATAAGGTTTATCAATGTTTCTTTCTTCATAGTTTTTCCTTCATTCCGTCTTTCAGACATGGCCCCACCAACCGATGGAAGAGCCTCTATGGATGTCTTGCCTCCGCCATTTCTATACAAATTTACCAAATTTTCATCTGCACCCGGCTCTGTCACTCTACCCGTGGGTTTCAATGTTTTTTCATCATCCGGCAAAGTTTCATCACCACCCGATACAACAGTTCCTATGTCGGCCCACATTTCATCAACAAGTTCTTTTATAACACCTTTTATATCTTTTTTGGAAACCGAGGCTTCATCCACTTTTGATTTTTCCGTATGACCGTGCTTTTTTAAGTCACTAGAGCTTTGAAATTTAATGCGCCAATGTTCGCCGGGGATGGATTTGGGGTCTTTTTCTCTGTCTTTTGCGTAAACATAACCCACGCCTTCATCCTGTTGCTTTTGAACATTCAAATCGTTTTCAGTTCCAATCGGTTCGTCGGTACCTGTGTCCGGATTAAGATAATAATAGACACCTGTGACTTTATGTTTATTAGCCATTACAGTTTGACCGGCTAACCTGCCTTTCTTGACATGAACAGTATATGGTCCCTGCAACTCAGATGTTTTAAACATTTCTTCCTTGACGACTTCATCCACTATTTGTTGGAGTAGGGCAACATTCATCTTAATCCTCACCGGTCAGGCCGAGTTTTTTTGCCATGGCAAAATTCCAACTTCGCATTTGATCTTCCAATTCCGTCACAAACAAATATGGATATTTAACCTTTTCCCAAGGCTTTATTTTTTGATAGCCACTTAACATAAATCCATACTTGGTTAAATCGGGACCAACATAAATGTTCCCCTCAAAATTAGCATCCAGCCACTTTCTTGTATTGGTGAAGAACGGCGGTTTTGAAAAATCAGAAAGGTATTTTTTCCGTTTTTCTTTAAATGTTAACCCCGGTATCATCGGTTGTATTTTTTTCTGACTAACATCCGAGGGCAAATCCAATTTTAGTTGGTTTGGATCTTCAATCTCACCCTCTTTCCCCTTCTTTACTTTTTGCCACACTTTTTTAACAAGGTCTTTTAATTTCTCTTGTTCTATTAATCTATTCTTTTCCATACCATTCAATAATGTTTATACATATTGCTTCAATTGAGCAATGGTGTCAGAAGCAGTCTTATGAAGGATGCCGATGCCACCCTTCTTAATCCATCCCTGTATCACTATCTCTGTATCATCTATAATTATGTCTCCGGGTTTGGAATAGTGACGTTTTTTATGTTTATTATCAACCAAAATTATATCCTCCAATTGTAAGGAAGGAATATTATGGCGCAACCACATCAATTTTCCTTGCGTAGTTTGTTTATCTATTTTATCCGATTTCCCCAAAGCACTTAAAATTTTTGCGTTGAGAAAATTGTTAGCGACGAATTGCCATATTTCTTTCCCGCCATCCATCCACTCCAATTCTGCAAAAAATTTGGCCTTTCCATAGGCTTCAATTTTTGCCCACATCTCCGGGTCCGAGACGTTTCTCACGTCAATTCCTGAAAGTTTATAGAATCCACCTTCAAAATCAGCCAACACTCCATCCATATCCACATATACCGTTCTATTATAATTTTCCATATTAATATAAATATAAGTTAAACATTAAAACAACTTGACACTCATCAAATCGTTGATACACTTGTACTGCTTTATAAGTTATACAGTGTTATTGGGTACTTTTTAGAAGTACTATAAATGTACATTGTACGGAAAATTCGTCAAGGATAAAATTATCGCCATTTGCCCCAAAAGTCCCTGAAGGTGGGAACGTTTGTAACCTGCTTGATTTGATGCCCTTCAGGCCAATAAATCAATTCATCCCTTTCCGGTTCCATTTTGTAAACTCTTAAATCTTTTGATGGTAAAACTTCCTGATGAACCGTACCGTATCTACTTTTGGTGTAGGTTCTTGCATAATCCTTGTCAAAGGAAACAAAATCGCCCGGTCGTATTTTGGCCAAGGGAGAATTTGTACCACGATGTACTTTAACTTTATCAGGGAATTTTTGTGCAGAATGACCTGCAAGATGTTGAATAAACACGGTTTCAGTTGGGTTGTTGTGGTCCACGGACAAAGTTGACAATTGAGGCGAATATTTTAAATATCTTTCATCATACATGGTTTGGCCCAATGCGATTTTGTAAAGCCGGTCAAACATGTTTTCAGCCTCTTCATTGGTGATTCTGCCACCTTTGTATGCCCACGTTGCAGCCGGCGATATGCTCATCAATGATTGTTTTGCCCCTTCCCAAGTTTTGTTTTTAACAGCTAATTTTAACAAAAATAATGGGTCATCGCCTATTTTTTTACCAATCCTTTTAGTCCTGACCGCTTCCAATTTTTCCAATGTGGGAATGATGTCTTTGTTAAAAAAGGTGTAAAACGCATCGGGGTCGTTGGGATAAAGAATTTGAGCAAGTCTTAATACAAATTTTTGTGTGGGTTCGTCGTTACTCATCCACAGGGAAAAATCATATTCGTAAAATCTTTCCGCTCTAGGCATTAAACGCCACACATATCGGATGGCGGCCAACGCAGCCTTTTCGTGAGCTTTGTCAATTGCCTCGACCAACCTTCCGCCCTCGGAATTTTTATCAATAATCTTTCTTATTTTTTTGCCTGAACGTTGAAGTAAAATCTGTAAACCAAAATGTAATGGGGAAGGCCATTGGCCATATTTCACCCAGCGAAAACCGCTGATTTCCCATTCGTTGGTTGGGCTTGGTCGTGGTATGAATTCATCATCAACCGTCACCAAAAAATTATAATATCTAAATCCGCTTGGGTGCCTGAAAATATAAAGCGGTATGATTTCCCTTATCTGACTGCTTTTCAATCCTGTTTCCTGTTCAATTTCCTTTTGCATTGCCGACTCAGGTGAAAGACCGGCATCAATTGCACCGCCCCAACCTCCCCATGTATTGGGTTGTTCAACGTAGTCGCCCCTTAATTGAAGCAGAAGCCTGCCCGTGGTTCTTGCCATGATTAACGCCCCAGCTCCTGCTTTTCCCCAAAATCCCGTTTTTCTCAATGCATCCGCATGTTCTTCGTCTGATTCATTTTCTGTCAAATTTATGTTTTCCCAAGGCCCCCAATTTTCCGCCCTATCCACTATTTTTACAACCTCTATAAAAGAATATTTTTTGTTTGGTTTAGCATGAAAAAAATCTTCATAGACATTTTTTGGCCAAATTATATCCATTACGGGGTCAAAAATTTCATCGCCCACTTCAACCCATGCATGGTCGAGTTCTGTAAGTCCCCGTTTAAAAGGATTGATTAATCTGCCATGAACAAGAATGGCTTTGGGGTGCTCCAAAACATATCTGCCTGAAAGTTCATAACATTTACCAACTCTTGGGTTTTTTGGTTTGGATTCTCCTATAAGATTTTTCAGTTTAATCATATATCCTCAATCTTTACGACGTTTTTCCACGGTATGGGTTCCAATGTTCTAAATTCGTAACCCACATCAGATGGATATATTTTTAGTCCTGCAGCATTTATGGTAAGGCAAACCAAGGGTTCGGTTTCATCAAATTTATCACCCAACCAATTCATCAAAGCATCTTCCATCGTGGTTTTATTGTCAAACAGACAAATTTCTTTACTGCAAAACGGAGCAGGTTTGTCGGGTTTGGGAACTATACCATGTATCTTCATACTCGGAATATTTTTCTTTGGAGTAATATGATAAAAATACTTCTTGGGTATCATGTCTTTTAATTTAATCATATCCTACGGTTCTTATTACCACAAGTCTTTTATTAGGTTTTTTAATTTAATTGAATGAGGGGTGCCGTCTGCAAGACTTTCTTTAAGAAAAATTTTATCGATTATATTTTTTATTTTGTGACCTGCTCTGTCAAGTAACGTTTTAACGGCGGGATGAAGGGGCGATGGAAAATCTCCATATTCCACCCACTGATAATGGTCTATCAATTTTCTATCTATGGTTGGTGTAAATTCATTTTCCACCGTCAACAAATAAGTATAATATCTAAAATTTGTATAAAGGCTTATAAATGAATACAGTTGTGTTACGTCTTCAAAATTTCCTTTATAACCTGTTTGTTCTTTTGCATTTCTAATTACACCCATTTCAGGGCTTTCATGAAGATACAATCTTCCACCCCATAAATTCCATTCACGCGGTCTTTCAGGACCAACGTATCGGCTAGCCCGAAGAGCAAATAATAATTGGCCTGTGTCTTTTGCCAATATTAAAGCGCCTGACCCTCTGATGTTCCTTCTCACATTTAGTCGTCTTGGCGGACTAGAACTTGGCAAATTTGAACGCGGTTTGGTATCAAGAAAATCCATATTAATAAATCACTTTCTCACTCAAAATCATATTTTTTATAATATCTTTTAGTTTAATTATGTTACCCTTTAATAAGAGACTTTCCCTGATGGCATTCTTTTCAATTATTTTTATAATTTCAGGCCCTTTTTCACGAAGTAAGGCACTGACTGTTGGATAAAGGGGGTCCGGCCACTTTCCATATTCGACCCATTTATAGTCTTCCGTTAACTTTCTGTCTAAACTTGGCCAAAATTCATTTTCTACAATTAACAAATAATTATGGTATCTAAAATTTGTTTGGTTATTGAAAAATGTGTATAATGGTATTACATCAGCAAATTGCCCTTTATAACCTGTTTGAATTTTTGACCATCGCACTACACTCGTTTCGGGATTTTCATTCGATTCTACTGGTCCACCCCACAAATTCCATACAAGATGTGGTCGTGTATGGCGGTCAGCAATACGAAAAGCAAATAGCAATCTACCTGTGTCCTTGGCTAAAATTAATGCTCCCGCCCCTCTAACGTTTAATCTCACACCGCCCCTTTTTGGTGGTGTCGAGTGGGGCAAATTGGTATCAGGGTTCATATTAATAATAAATAGACATTTGTTAAGTAAAAAATCCCCAAACCTTGCGGATTGGGGATTTTCTGTTTTTAATGATTAACGTTATGCGTTAGGGAAACTTGCACCCGTTGGCAGAATATTGAAATCAAGGATGATAAATTCCGCCGTCTTGGTTGGCTGCAAATAAATCTGCCCATAAAGTATATTCTGATCGATAATATCAGGTGTGTTATTCGTATCGTCCATCTTGACAAAGAAGGCGTATAGACCCGACCTTTGTTGCACTGATTCCAAATATGGATTTACAATGCTCAAGAACTTGTTGCGGGTAGAAGCCACATTCTGTTCAAAATCCAAATAAAGTGAAGTTGAAGCAAAAAATTTCTTGATGTTAATCAACAATCTGCGAACGTTGATTCTGTTTGTAGCATTGTTGGCATTTTGCAATGTCTTTTGTCCCCACACCACTATGCCGGAACCCGGAAATGATGCAATAGGATTGACTTTACCTTCATACAACGCGTCACGGTCTTCGTGTGTAGTTCTGTCCGTTACCTGAGTAGCGATTGGAATACCACCACGGTTTAGACCGGCTGGCGCGAACCACTCGGCCGCCACCTTGTCGTTATTGGCATAAACTGCCGGCAACACCACAGATGGTGGAACGGTGACAATCAAATTGTTGTAAGTATCAAGGATTTTAACCCAAGGATAATAGGTTGCAGCATAACTTGTATCAAATTCAGCTGCATAACCAACAACCTGAGTAATCTGACTGTTAGATGGATTGCCTTCATCCACATAAAAATCTGTAATATAAAAACAATCCCCACGAGCCTCACACATGTCAACAACCAAGTTGGTGACATATGGGTGTTCTTCGTAGATAATACCCGGAGTCACAATAAGATTAATGTCATATTGGTCAGCGTTACTGAGGGCTGTAATAGCTTGATTATATCCAATTGAACCTGCAGAATTGACGGTTGTGCAATCCAAACCTTGAGTGTTACCGGCAATGATATCACCACCGACATTGATTGGAATGGCTGGACTTTGACCATCAAAACCACCTTGGAAACCGAATACAAAGTTTCTCATTTTGACATAGGTTGGTTCATTTACAGGGTCATATATTACAGGAATAGCATTGCTACCGCTTGGAAGGAAGGAACCGGTGCTTACACCATATACTTCATAATCCAAATCCAAAGCAAATATGGTGTTTCTTCCCGTACTCAAGTAAGTTACACCACTCGTATTAAATGATGGAATTGGAGCCATGTATTGTGCATTATTCTCCGCCGCGCCAACTCCTGTTACGGTTGGATAACCTGTTTGTGGATACAAACTGAACAATTCAGCATCTGCACCTGTAGGAGCATCGTTAAAGGTGATGCCTGATGGATACTTGCCCGGATTCAACCCATAAACTGATGCCTTGGTGTATTTCATTGTTGGCGTCCAATAACTCATGGCACCGTTTGTTGGTGTGACATACGCTTCAAATCCATAAGGAAGAGCCGACACAGGATAAGTGTTAGTCGTCATTTCCACCCTGATATTTTTACTATTATTCTGATAGGTTCCGAACTCTATAACTTTGCCATTAAAATTGATGTAACTATACATGTCACCAATTATACGAGCAATATAGTTCGGGTCGTCAGGATTAAGGTTCAAATTATTGTATTGTTCAACAATGACAGGACGCTTATCAGTATCACTGTATTTGCGAAGTGTAAGGGTAAATGAACCCCAATCACTACCTGCAACCGTACCCGCCAACTTCACATTACTAATTTGAACTTTAAATTGAGTATTTGTATAAGTTCCATCAGCAATGGTGTGGATTTTGAACAATTCAAATCTGTGTGGAGCTGAACCACTATTGTAGGAAGCAATGGCTTGGGAAAGTACCCAAGGAGTGACCGCCTCTTGAATTGAAAATGCACTATCACCCGTTGATGGAGCAAATGAATATTGGTCGGTGAAATTCATCGGCGCGCCTGCCAACGAACCTGATGGAAGGGCTGCGCCGACAATCATCCAAAGATCGCGTTCATCAACAACTTCAGCAATAGTATCCTCATAAATTGAATATAGATATGCTGCCTCAATCTTTTGACCAGCAACTTGTTTGGCTGGATTACCCACTGTAGGAACATGACCAAAAACATTGGTAATGTAACTTGGGTCTTCACTATTTAATGAAAATTGATAAATTCCGTAAGGTGTCGAACTATTACTGTTCTTTAATGTCAGACTGTAATTAAGTGGAATAACATTGACACCACTACCGGTAATCGGGTTCGTCATACTTAATGTGGAACCATAGAAACCCGGAGCGACAAGATTTTGAATGCCGCCTGCTTCGGTGTCTGCTAATACAGCAAGTAATCTCATGTCACCACTTCCCGTCCATGCGCCGTTTGGCAGGATACACGGATTAAAGGTTGAAGCTTGACTTGTGAATGTGCCATTGAAATTACCAAAAGTACCTGTAATGACACCACTTAAATTGATAGTTGGAAAACCACAAGTTCCCAAGTTTACCGTCAAAGAGGAACTGATAAATTCCAAAGTGGTTGCAACACCTGCTTCATAACCACCCCAAGGATAACTTCCCAACGGGAAAAATACCGATGAAGGATTGATAATCGAAGCGGAAAATGTTCCATTAGCTATTGATGATGAAAATGATGATGTATTGACACCATAATTGATATAAACTGTCGAAGACGACGGTGAAGTAACTATCGTCGAAGAAGTCAAAACTGTGGATAAACTTGCACTTGCGTAAATTACATTGGCTGTTCCCAATGAAATTGTTTGTCCATAATACAAAATACTACCGCTGGTCGAATTCGGATTCAAAGCCGTATCATCGGCTGCGCCGGCAGCAAAAGTAATTGTGACGGTTGGATTATTAATGGTTAATACACTTTGGGTAAATGAGCTTGATATTGATTGTGTAGCCGAAGTACCACCACCAATATTGAATACTTTTGTCGCGGAAGAACTGTAATTGGTGTTTACGAAAGTGATGGATTCAGCATAAGAATACGTTGGATTGGTAACACTACCTGAAAAATATACAAATGATTCGGCACTATTCAAAGCGCCTTCGGATTCATTTTCATTCCATTCACCTTTTACTGCCCATAGGGCAAATGGGTAATTTTGCTGATAACCTGTCAACCCACCGACTCTGCAAATCGTTACGATTCCCTGTTCTTGTAAATATTGAGCTGCGGTGTAGGGACCATAATAAACACCGTCGGGATTACCAAACATGTTCGCTAATGTATTCACGTCTGTCAGAATTATTGGTGAATAGGCTGGACCTTGGGCAAATGGAGCCACAACTGCACCACCGATGTTAGCAACGCCCGCTGCTATACCTGACAGATTATTTTCTCTTGTGAAAACGCCGGGCGACACAACGTTTCTGTCCGGGCTAAATGTACCACCTTCTTGTATTGGCATATTCTCTTATTTCTTTTGGTTTGTAGTCATCTTAAATGACCTAAATATAAATATTGTCAATTTTTTGAAACGTGTATTATTTGTGTTTTTGAAAACGCAATTTTTCTTAAGAAGTCACCGAAGGCTTTTTCTCGGAAATAAACGTGCCTTCTCTCATATCCAACGAGCCTTCACCGTATTTTGACAACAGTTTTTCTATCAGTTCGTTCTCCATTTTTTTAAGCGTATTCCATTCATCTTCCAATTTTATTTCCTGTTCAGAAAGATGTTTCATAGTGGATGCGGTTTCCATTTTTTGAATGGTCAGTTGCCCAATTTGAAAAATCTTGTGCTGAAACTTTTCTTGTAACATTTTAACTTCTGCGAGTTCACCGTCTGTCATTTTGATTTTTTCACTCATAACTTTTTACCTTATACTTAATACATATTTTTTTATAAAATTAAAAATTTAATATATACAATTACTTGCACCAAAAGCATAAAATGTCATTGGTTTTGTATTTGCATCGGTTCCGCCGGGATTAGTTGCCCAATTAAACGTAGCTGTATCCAAAAGGCCAAAAGATTCTGAAATAGTAGTAGTATAAACGCCCGGCTGGACAGCTCTTGAAAATGGCTTATTCATTCTACCTGTTTCCAACCATATTCTTAAATCTTCATATGTATAATCAAAATCAGTATATCCTTGATATGCTATTATTGACCAAAGACTACCCGTTGTCTTGTTAAATTGCATACCTATAAATCCTGCTCTTGGTGAAACAAATATAGGCATACCCATATAAGACGGCGTTACAACTCCACCCAATGTTTTAGGTGTACTATCTGAAAACGACCCATTAACATTTCTACCACCATTATATCCCGTTGATGTATTAGGAACATAACACGCATCAGGTGCAGGAGCATTGTAAAATGTAAAGTTTTGTATGTATATTATGTATTGATTGGTACTACTTGTCCACGGTTGTAAACCAAGAAACATAGAAGAATTTACTCCACCTGTTGTTGTTCCTCCCGGCATAGCACCTAATGCCCCAATTCTAACCACATTGTAATTATTTCCATTTAACATTTTACCAAAGTAAACATTGGAACTTGTAAATTGAACATAATTTATGGATTGTGAAGTTGCCAATTTATTAGAACTGAGATGAAATCCTGACCCGCTACCAACAAAAAATGAGCCTGTAATACACGATGATTGCCATAATGAGGCAGTTGTAAAAATTAATCCTGACCCCGTATTAGTGTAGTTGCCGGGAGTTAATGATGAAAAATCTTCCCATCCAACTAACTGTGCGTTAAAGTCACCCAAATCTCCCTCTAGGATATATTCTCCGCTTTTACCTATATAAAGATTAACGGTTGAGTGCTGCCCGGCGGATGAAAATACGTTGTTTACGCTTCTTATGTTTACTCCTAATGACCCTGTGAAAACTATTCTTCCTGAACCACTTTGATAAAATTTACAGTTAAATGAAGAAGATAATCCTGATGGAATTGTTATTATGGAAAATGAAGAAGAATTTACCACAACATTTGTTCCTAAATCTCCATTTTGTAACGTATATGAACCTGTTTGATAATTGTAAGAACTTGATGTTGTCCCCGGTGCCCACGAGGCACTTCTAGCATAACTTGAACTAATTGATTGATTTGCAAAAGAAGCAGAATTCGCATACGAAGATGAGATTGATGCAAATGTCCAAGATGAAGTGGTAGAATATGATGATGTAATTAACATCATTGATGCAGTAACGGCATTTATTCCTGAACCCGTTCCAAAATAAAATACTGTACTGGGATTATTATTCAAAATAATTTGTTCAAACCCCGGATTAGCCGTGTTTCTTGCTCCCAAAAAATTTCCTGCTGGATAATAAAGTATTGCCATAACGTATAATTATACCCAACCTCCACCAATTTGTTGACGATATGCTTGAATAAAACTGAAAAATTGACCTGATTCATTTGATGTTAAACCATCATGAATTGCCGCAAATGATAGTCTGGATGGAGAGGCACCGAATGTAACCAAACCACCAGCATTCCAGTGATATACAGCATGAACAAATATATTATGTGCGGCTCTTGCTCCTGTATTTAGACCAGTATTTATTGCCACTTGTGAGTGTGCAATGGATGCATTGGCGAAATACATTCTCATATCCGTTGAAGAAATACGATTTCCTGACAAATAACCACTACCCGTAGAACTAAATAAACAACCCCCATTATTAAGATTAAATGCCCAAAAACGAAAAATATTAGCATTATTATCATGAAATGATATAGAAGCTCCATCACTTCCATCATCGTTTGTATAACCAGCTTCATATGTTCCAGCGTCGGCACTTAGGCCCGTGGTGTAAGCATATACAGTAAGACCAGCAGTATTATCATTCGAATAATTTGACCCCGAAACTCCCGTATCTAAAAATTTCACAACTGATGTATTAAATTGGTCACTACCATTCCCTTTCAATCCATTAATAGTTAAATCTGCTGCAACAAATTGATTATTGTTATTTAACCAAGGGTCGCGTCCAACGGTATTGATTAACGGTGTTATAGCCGCAATCACATTATCTGGAACATAACAATTTAATGACTTTACTTTTCCCAAAATGGTAGTTGAAGCTATGTTATGATAAAAATCATTAACCGCCACAATGGTATTTTGACTTGGTTTTGCTCCACCGTTTTTCTGAACTCTATTCACCCAATCAACTACTACAGGACTAACATTACCTGCTACAATTTGTTGTGAAAACATTGGATTCATAAATTATAACTGAATATTACAAGTGCCTATAATTGTATTATTATCAAATCCCTTCAACCATACCACTGCATTTTTACTAGCAGATATATATGTTGGCCAAGTTGAAGCAACATTAATCCAAGACGAAGGAAATACCAAGGAAGATGTTTGTGTAGCGGTATTATTGATATAAACAAGAACATCAGCACTTTGACTGTTTCCTGCTGGTGGAATGTTGGATGCGGTAAAATTGTAACTTCCTGATTGGGTTATGTTAACCCATTGAGTTTGTGACCCTGAAAAACTTGCCGTAATCCAATTTGTTGAACTTGTAAAAATTGTTGAATAAGAAGATGAATTACCTGCGGAAGCAGCATTTAAGGCGTTTAACGCAACACTAGATGTTGATGCATAACTTGATGACACACCGATTATTAAGACTGATGCAGAAAGAACACTTGATACAGATGACGTGTCAAAATATAATACAACATCCGGAGAGCAATTCAATACTAATTCTTCATAAAGACCGTTGGTATTTTGTGTATCTCTGCGATACATTATTGAGCTTTTTGGGTAATAAACTAAAGCCATAATATTTATGTAAATGTTAAGTCCGATGCATACTTTATCTTAAAGTAATTATCATGTAATTGGGTTAGTTGTGAAAATGTTAAATTAGTACTCCATATTAGTACCTCAGCAATAGCGCCGTTAAACCAAGTGCCGGTATCACTACCAAAAGGGTGGCAAAGATAAAACCATGACATCGAACGACACCCACCCCCACCGATAGAAGTTGTACTATCATACCAATTTATGGTGGTTATCGTGGGTTTTACAGCAGTAATCATTTTTGAACTATTTGTCATTGGTGAATTAAGATTATTAGTTGAAAAAGTAGAATTTGAAGTATCATACGTCCACATATTATTTCCAATTCTTACTTGATAATTAGCTGCTGTAGATGCATATAGTTGTAGTGAAGCCGTAGTTGGTTGAGTTATAAAAAACATCATGGTAAAAGTATTACCAGCACTAAATGTAGAACTGAAATTAAAATATTGTTGTGAACCATCAAATTTTACAGATGGAAGCCCGCCAAAATAAGTAAAATCTAATTGTGGTTGTGCAGAGACCAAGCTTTGTGTTAGTATTGTGGTACCATAGGCAGCAGGCCAATTACTAATATGAGTACCTTGGCTTCCTGAAATGTCATTTCCTTTAAACCAATAAACCAATCCGTTTATATCAGATGGAAGCAAAGAGGTCCCTGTAGAATAATCATTCAAAGAATATCTTCTTCCGCCTTTATGTAACGTGTGGATACTCATATTAAGGTCCAATGTTATTTACAAATCCATCGAACATTATAACATTTGCAACCGACGCGTAAGCCGATACTGTAAGTGAATTTTGAAGTAATTTTCCATCAACAACCAATGTTCTTCCAACTTTGGATGGTAAGGTAAATCGAACTACAGCATCAGGTTCAGTCGTAGAACCCCACAGGATACTTGTTAATACACTTGCGGTAGCATCATTATAAGCATATAACCATATTTCATCCAAAGACCCGGTTCCACTCACAGCCGTATGCAGGGGCGTATATCCTGAACCCGATGCGGTGGTTATTTTTATTTGTTGTCCATTAACAGACCCACTTAAAAGTAATTTAGAATATGTAGCCATATGTGATATATAGGTATTTAACTGAAAATTTGAACGGCCAATATACTTGATGCCCCACCTGCGGCGTTTTGAGCAAAACTAGCTGTAACTGTATAGCTTGAACTCACAGCAAATACAGATAGTTCCGATATATCTGCGGCTAATGAAGACGAAGCAAATGTTGACGAAGAAGCGTATGATGTTGATATAAATGATGATGTTATAAATAACGTGTATGATGCTGTCATAGCTGTGGCAGCTAAAACCGCAAAATCTGCTCCCATTGAACTTGATGCCCAAGATGCACTTATGGAGGCTTGAGAACCCGGTGACCAAGAGGAAGTCAGAGCGTAACTTGAACTAATGGATGCGCTTGCCCAAGATGAACTCACAGATGCGTTAGACCCCGGCGACCAAGATGAAGTCAGAGCATATGATGCAGAAATTATGTATAACGATAAACTAGCTGCTGATGCGCTGATTGCATATGATGCACTTGGTGCATAACTTGAACTTAATACATACGAAGCTGTTCCACTATAATATGACGCAGTGATGGCCCAACTTGCTGTGGGTGCGTAGGATGCAGTTACCACATATGATGCAGTTCCATTGTAATACGATGCGGTAAGCACTAAACTTGATGTTATAGCGTATGATGAAGTGTTAGCATATGATGCTGTCATTGCCCAACTTGCTGTTGGAACATATGATGAAGTGATGGCCCAACTCGATGTTATGCTATAACTTGCTGATAAAGCATATGATGATGTTGGTGCATATGATGCCGTCATTGCCCAACTTGCAGTTGGAACGTAGGAGGCAGTGATTGCATAGGAGGAAGTGAAAATATATGATGCACTTATAGCCATACTTGCTGTCGGTGCGTAACTTGAACTTAATACATATGACGCGGTTCCGTTATAAAATGAGGCAGTGATTGCCCAACTTGCAGTAGGAACATAAGAAGCCGTAACTGCGGTACTTGCTGTTGGAACATACGATGCAGTGATTGCCCAACTAGCTGTAGGGACATACGATGCAGTCAACGCCCAGCTTGCAGTTGGAACATACGATGCAGTAGAAACATAGGACGCGGTGCCGTTATAATATGATGCAGTGATTGCAAAACTTGAAGTCGGAACATACGATGCAGTAATAGCTATGGATGATGTTCCTGAACAATAGGCAGACGTTACCGCATAACTTGCAGTAATGGCGTGTGATGAACTGATAGAATATGACGAAGAAATGGCCCAACTCGACGTAGGTGCAAACGATGCAGTAATTGCAAAACTTGTAGTCGGTGCAAAAGATGTACTAACTGCTAAACTTGCTGTTGGTGCGTAACTTGCACTAATTACATAAGATGCTGTGCCATTGTAAAAAGATGCAGTCATTGCCCAACTTGCGGTTGGAACGAATGATGCACTGACCACATAAGATGCGGTTGGGACATATGAAGCAGTCACGGCAACACTTGCAGTAGGTGCATAAGATGCACTTAATACATAAGAAGCTGTTCCATTGTAATACGATGCGGTAATGGCCCAACTTGAAGTCGGAACATACGATGCACTTATAGCCCAACTGGATGATACAACATATGACGCGGTTACAGACAAACTAGCTGTTGGCGCATATGATGCACTTAATACATAAGAAGCTGTTCCATTATAATATGAAGCAGTAATTGCCCAACTAGATGACATAGCATACGATGAACTATTGGCATACGATGAACTTACTGTAAAACTAGCTGTTTGGGCAACCGATGCACTTATTGCTCTACTTGCGGTTATAGCATATGATGCACTTATAGCATATGATGCCGTTGGAGTATATGATGAAGTTACAGCTACACTCGAAGATGGCGCGTAACTTGCACTTATTACATATGACGCAGTTCCGTTATAAAATGAGGCAGTCATTGCCCAACTAGCCGATAAAACATATGATGCACTAAGTGCATAAGAAGCAGTTCCATTGTAAAATGATGTGGTAATTGCATAAGAAGCAGTTGGAACATAAGACGCGCTTATTGCATAAGAAGCAGTTATGGCATAACTCGCTGTTAAAGCAGATATCGAATTTGATATATTAAGTAAATAACTTGCACTTACTGATGAACTTGCCCATGAAGCTGATGTTGCATAAATTGCACTAAAAATTGACCCCAATAATAGACTTGCTGTTCCTGCATAGGAAGCAGAAGTTGCAAAAAACGACGAACTTGCCCATGAAGCAGACCCGTTAGCTCCACCGCCACCATTCATTGCAAACGAAGCTGTAATGGAGTAACTTGCTGTAATTGGATACGTTGAAGCTGTGATCAAGTTTGTACCACCATTTATTGCATAGGAAGACGTGATGGTGTAACTTGAAGTTCCTGAATAACTCGCGGTTGGTACAGGATAGATTGCAAAAAACGACGCAGAAGTATCTGCATCAAGACTGCCACTAGGATTGATATGAATGATTAAACCCGAACCTGAAATGTGTGCCTCTTGATAAACACTATTCGTGGGGTCACGTTGTATCATTACAACTTCATTTGAACTTGGATTAGTGTTTGAAATCGGCATGTATTTACCTTATCATTGTTACCCAATAAATATACGAAAACCTAAATTATGTTTATTGTGAATAGGTTGGAAATGCAGACAAACTCATGGTAACTAAACTGCTGGTACTTCCCAACGCTATTATAGTGGAATTTATTTGGGATGTAAAACTTGAAATACCCGGTAAATTAGCAGGCGTAAATAATGCACCTATGGCTATCAATTCATTATTAATAATAAAAAATAGGGGCGCACCACTGTCTCCACCGATAGGTGTAACATACCACGGAAAAAACGGACTACTGCCTGATGGCGGTGAAAAATAGACGAATGATGTAGGAAGTTGCATCGTGTTTATACAGGCAATCCTTATTTTTCTATATTGGTCAAACCACACACACGGAACTTGGGTTGCTAGTTGTGCCTGCGTTGATAAATTAACTAAGTGCCCTTGATAGGATGAACTTGGAAGTATTCTTGCTGGTTTTATACTACTAGATAAACTCGAACTAAATCTTGCCACTAATATATCTGATCCAACAATGTTTGAAGTTCCAATAATGGATTTACTTATTGTGGTATTATTGTTGTCAAGAAAATATAGTATATCACCGGTACTATGTGGTGCGTGATTGGCACATATCAATATATCAGGCGTTACCAACATACCATTATATACTTGGCCTGAAGTATTGGAATAAACCGGAACACACGTTTGATTAATACCACTGACCCACGAAGCAGTATTCCTTACATAAGTAAAAGTAGTATCGTTTGTTGATGAGTAAATGTTTTGTGTGGTTGGATTTAGTGCCAATCCTGATATACTTGCACTCCCTGAAAAATAAATGTTATATGCCAAAGAATTGGTCACATACGAAGAAAACAATGCAACGGTTGTGTTTAATTTTTGTGATATTAGTGACTGAATGTTTTTGGTTCTATTTCCCACCATCACATTTATACTTGCTGTGCCATCAGTGATATAACCATACGTTTGCGTTGATGCGGTGAAATTAGCGATAGATGGTGTTAAATTATTGTAAGATGCCGTATATGTGGCACCGAATGGAACATTAATATTCAGTGTTGCGGTGGTGGTGCTTTTGGGTGTATTGACAACATTATAAATAACATCCAAACTTTTGGATAATGAACTGGATGTTGACCCCGATAAAGTTGTTACTGGCGTTGCGGCAAGACCAAAATCTTCTTTAACCGATTCAGCAATCAAAGACGAAGATAATTGTGGAGAAATTATTTTTATGCTCATAATTTATGGACTTGTATTATTACTTATATCCACTTCCAGCTTTATTATTGCTGGAGATGCCCAACTTGTTGCATTATTATAATTTATAAGTAATTGACGGGTTAACGTATTAAATGAAGCCGTGTAATTATACGTATTGTTTGCAGCTGAAGATGATATATGCCTTGACGAACTGGAATATATCCAAGTGCCTGCCCAATATGCTCCAATAGTATCAATATGTAATTCGTCATAAGCATCTTCACCTTCCCATACAAATGTAGTAATTTTTGCTAACATAGTTTTAATAGTTGCATCGTTTGGAAGTTGATATAATACAAACGACCCTACACCATTTTGAAACATAACAGGCCAAGAATAGCTGAACGAAGAAGCAATGCCTACCTTTCCTAATCCGTCAACACCACTTCCGCTTAAAGGACTAAATCGTGTCAACGGGGCTAAATTAGTTATTGATTGACTTACAAAAGTTGGAGCAATGGAACTTGTTCCGTCGCCTATAAAAGAAGCTTTAGTATCAATAGCATAAACAAATTGGCCACTTGCTGGCACTATACCACCAAGGTTTTGTTGTGTGTCTTGTAATGGAATAACAACACCTGATAGATTATCATTTGAGTCCAATCCAGCAACCCCATTTGGAACATTAATAAATGATGGAGATAAAACGCTTGCACTTACTGCATAACTTGCGGTAGTATAAGCATTGGAACAACTTATATTTCCATTAATATCAATTCTGGATAATACATTTGAATTATTATCTTGAATCTGTAATGCATCAGATGATTGATCAAAGTTTTCTTGTACAACAACAGCACCATACATGTTTATTATTGGACTTCCTAATGCTATATTGTTTGGGCTGCTGAACGATGCGCTGCCTGCAAATACACTTACTATATTAGTTGAATTTATGTTTACCGCTGCATCTCCACCTATCGAAATAAGAGAATCATTATCCAAATATATTCCGTTTCCGCCATTATTATTCAGTCGAATAACTCCACTACCGGAACCGTCGCCCACAGTAATAGTTAAATCGGTTCCATCGTCAGTAATCCTAGAATTTACCAAAGAACTTGTTTCCCATTTTGGAATATAATGTGATGTAAGACTTTTTAAACTATTTGCTAAAAAACTTTGAGTTGATAAAGATATCAAATGTGCGGTTGAATCAAATAATACCACAGAGTTTGCCGAAGAGGAAAGAACCTGTTCAACAAATGAGGAACTTGTGGAATTTCTTTGAGTTATTAATACGTCATTAGGATTGTAAATCATAAAATAAATAATTATCCGAACAAATCCAAGGGCATTCTTTTCCACACACCTTTTGTATAAACATACAAATAATTATTATCATATGCCATGTTTCCTTCTACACCGGGACTATTGGGAGAGGATGGAACGGCTTCATATTGAATTCCCGGCGAAGGTATAACTTTATTGGAGGAAACATTTACAACCAATTTAAGATTACTCAATAATTCAATGGATACATCGCCTTCCCAATCAGTAGGCGGAGAATTTATAACAACGTCTTTCTGTAAATTTGGATACTTTTGATTTCTCCATTTATTTTTATCTTTGTTTAAAGACCGCATCTTGAAATCTGTTCCAACAACTTCCATTCCCATGACAACTTTCTTTGGAGTAAACCATTTTTGTGTGGTGTCTCTTCTGCCTTGAAATCTGTCAATAACATCAGGCAATAGATAACCATTGACCAATAAATCAAATTCCGTTTTTACTATTCGGTCTTGGTCCACTTGCAGTTCTGATGTGTGAGAAAATGAATCTATCTTTGTTCTGAATCTTAATCCTCTTAAGTCTCCCCAATAATCCTCAGTTTCAAAGTTGATGCGTTCAATGATGGTATTCATTTGTTCAATGTATTCTGTCCAAACAATAAAATGATAAGTGAATACCATGTGGTCAGGCATTATAATGTCATAAACTTCATGAACAGGAACATTTTGACCTACAAGAGCTGCAAATGGAGTATAACGATTTTTTTCAGAATAGATTCTCATTACAGGATAAGTCAAATAACGATTAAACATCATCATGGCTGTGTCTTTTTCAGAGGTAGTCCTTTGAAATACCAAAGCAGGTAAAATCATTTTACCATTGTAATCACGAATGACACCATCATACTGTATTGATTTCCATTTTTCAGGACTTGCGTAATAAATGGGAACCTTAATTTCTGATGTACCTTTGACGGTCAGTTGAAACTTTTGTAATTGGGCCAATACAGCATTATCAATATCAATCAAAGTAACCGTATTGTCTTTTTGTTTGTCCGTATCACGACGCACCTGTTTAGCACGGTTAATATCATGAAGTTTCTCACTGAGAACATCTGAATCCTGCGCAAGTTTTTGGCTGACATCGGATTTTGCATTTCCAATGTTTGGTACTGGATTATTTGGGTCGCCTGTCCATGCCATATTATCGTCCTATAGAAAGTTTTCTCCAATTTTTAATACAATATTCTAGTTGTTTCTGATTCAATTTTCCTAACGGTCCACTTCCTCCCAATCCACCCCCTTCTCCCATATACCAACCTGTAAATTCTTCGTCAGGTTCTTCATCGTAATACATCAATGCCATTCTATTTTCTACTGGTATTTTTGACCATTTAGGGTTTGTGTATATCCACCACCTGTTTCCGTCCTCGCCTGTAAACATTACCTTAATCAATGCTCTTGGATTTCCTATACCGCTTTTTTTTAATTCTTCGTAAATAGCATATAGAACTTTTCTTACTTCATCCGGCATTTGCGGAAGATGTTCGTTATCTCCGAACATTACCCATCCCGGAGGGTATTCAATGTTGTCAACTTCAGCTAATAATTGTTTTAATTTAATCACATTACGTTTTTGGTTCGAATCCACTGCCTTCAAATGGAAACCATTTCTTTTCTCTTACACTATATACTAAACCACCTTTGGGGTCATTTATTTGTTCTATAACCCAACAAAGTCCAATAACAGGATGTGTTTCTTTATAAATAGTAAAATAACCATCCGGATTTATTTTCTTTTTCCTCAATTGTTCAATAATGATATGTATTACTTTAATTACTTCAGCAGGAGCGTCTTTTGGGGATTTCCAATAAAACGTTTCCGGTTTACTTTCCAATAATTTTTTATGAAGTTCATCAGCACTCAGTTTTGGATTATTATATATTAATACACCTTTCTGATTGGACACATCTATGAATCCGTTTTTTCTATAAAAATTAAGTTGTCGTTGTTCATTACTTCCATAAGTTCCACTCGGTTCAACAACTATTCTAGCCCTTGGTTCATGTTTTAACACTTCTTGAACAGCCCTTTTTAATAAAGTTGAACCGATGCCTTGTCCTCTCAATTTTTCATTGCCAACCAACGACCTTGATACCCACCAAAATCCTCTGCCCGTATTATCTATGCTAACGGTAGAAGCCCTAAATTCTCCGACAGGTTTATAACTTACGGACACATTTTGATTCGTGGAAATTATCAGAAGGTCGTCTTCATCAATTTCTTCACAAAGCAATAATTGTTTTAATTTAATCATGATATCCAACGTTTTATTATTTGATTGAGCTGTCTTGAATTTATTCTTTTTCCTTTGACTACTTCACCTGTTTTCTTCATAAGGGCATCGGGGCCATATATCCACCATACATTCTTTTTTTCTGTGTATGACAATACAATATATTTCTTTTTTAAATTTTCTATTATCCAATTATCTCCTGATAAATTGTGTACTCGGACATAATCATCAAGATTAATTTCTTTATTTCTTCTAAGAATTACAGCTATAACTTTATGCAACACATTGATTACGGCAGAAGGTATATTTCCCGGTGTTTTCCATATACTGCTATACATTATCTCATTTAACAATGACTTTAATTTAATCATTATATCCACTTTTTAATAATTGTTTCCAATTGTTGTGGTGACAAAGGTGTATTTCCTGTCGGGCCTGCATACCACTTGGATGTCCATTCATGATATACCAAACTATCGGCTGGCCTGAGTTTGTTCGATACAATCCACACTCTTCCTATTTTCTTGTTCTTGTATATATGCTGTAATGATACGTGATTGGTAAATTCCTTACTGTTTGCAATAATTTCTGCAATGATAGCATGCAACACATTTATAACATCATCAGGAGTTCCTCTCGGAACTTTCCAACTTTGTTGCGGTGTCTCTTCTTCCAACAGTAATGGTTTTAATTTAATCATTTATTATACCTGTCTCTTGACCAATGACAACTTACTTAGACGAGCATAATGAGTATTGGTAATTATGCTAAAACTTTTATCCGGCACGCCACCAAGGAATTGTTCCTGAACCACATTATCAATTTCATGATAGCGGTTGTTAAATTGAATTATATCACCGACTTCAGGATACAAATTGACAAGTTTAAGGTTATCTTCCCTAAATTTGAATACCACTGTTTGACTTCTATCCGAACCAAATTGGTCATAGGTCGTATCAATATCTGCGCGGTCAATGAGACAAGTGCATTCAACTCCCGGATAAAATATTTTACCCGATTGTGGGTCGGATTCACCATACACATTGACTTTGGTTTGTTCCGCACACAGTTTATAGATGAACACTTCGGTTTGAATGATGTCCCCCATCAATTCACCGTTTACCGAAGCGATGAACTTCAAGTCTCTTTCCGAAAAAAATCTGCCTAGTAATCCCATATTATTGTTTGCTATGCATTTTGACCAACTCAATAGCTAATTCAAGAATCTTATTAAGATTATCATTTTCCACCGTTTTGTCAGGAACATTAATTGCTCTTACTAATCTTTCAATTTCCTTGCCGATTTGAACTTCCCGTTTTTCTTCTGGCTTATTCATATCAGTCTCATCACCGTCTTCGGACAGTTTGAATTGATTGCCATTTATATTTTCGAATAGTTTTGTTTTCATATTATTGGATGTTTTCCTTGTTGATTGTAAAATCCATACCAACTAAATCTTTATACGCATACATTCGCATTTCACTACGATATGTTCCAGCAAAACTTAAAAGTTTTCTTATTTCACGGCTTTTTAGTAATTTAAAATATACTTGAAGCCTGATTGTTTTTGCGTCGTGCTCGTGAATATTCCATTTTTCTATGGTGGTCACACCGATGGCCGTCAAATACTTTATCATACGTGTGCCAGCAAATCTTAATGAACGGCTTTCAACATATTTCGGACTAACAACTTCACCGACACGTTCATCAACATCATTAAAATCAGGCTCATAACTTCCCGAATCAAAATCAAGTGTATCAAGAATCATATCAGTGATTTTTTCATCATTCTGACTCACATGGTCGTCTATGGCTTTTTTAATAATGATTTGTTGTTCTTTAGTCAATTTATTAGGGTCATATTCAGTTTCCTTGCCTGATTTATCCTGTATTCTCACACTTGTCGGCCAAGAATCAACGATTTCCACAGAAGGTCCCTCGCCGGGCGAAGAATATTCGGGTGGCCCAAACATGCCTCGGGCGGGTTCTCCGGCGTCCGCGTTGTAACCAATACTTATAGACACTTTTACCGTGTCATTTTCCGTGGAAAGGCCGGGTATGACCAACGCTTCAAATTCGGTTTCATAATCATCATAAGTACTAGAAGCACGACTTCTTTGACGATACAATTCTTTCAGAACTTCTTTTATAACTGGTTTTAGTTGTGATTTTTTTACCATTTCATTTTTTGAATGAGGATTATTAATAACATTAGCATCATATACACCGGAAGGAATATCGCCAACATGTGTCGTTGGATCCCAATGATATAAAATTACACCATTTTTATTTATACTAATTTCTCCTCTTTTTTTAGCATCTTTTAATGTTTGTGTGAAATCAATATTTTTATACATCGGGCGTTCTAGTAATGATTTTATACCTATCAAAAAACCATCTTTTATAGTTTTTAAAAATTGTCGTTCTTCTTGTTTTGTAGGTTTTCTTTTCATATTAATTATCCAACATAGATGAATAACGGTACCCGTTTCAAAGATTCCTGCATCTGTTCAGCTTGCAAAGCTTGATTTTCTATCAATTGTTTTTGACTTGTGGCTGTCAAAGTTTCCCTAAGTTGCGTAATCAAATCGGTTTTTTCCTGTTGAGCTTCATTTCTTAATTCTGCACCATCCATAGTGACATCCCCACCCGGAATGGGAACGGTCTGATATTTCTGTCTTACAGCCCCCAAGGATTCTTTACACAAAGCTAAAAAGTATTTTCTGATCCATTGTTTACCAACTGAATTGACCGTGCTATAAACAATGTTATTATAGGGAATATTAGCATAATCGGCTACACTACCCGATGGAGCTAATTCTCCCTTGGTTCTATCTTTACGAAGCATGTAATGAAAATAGACCTTGAAGCCATAGGTTGGAATTGGAAATAATCTTAGTTTATTGTTCACCAACTCAAATGAATACGCTGATTTACGAACCATGTCGTTGAATTGAATTGCTTGACCACGAAGTAAATCTTCAAAAATCGGCGTCATTAAAAATTGAACAGCAGGGGAATATGCACCAAATCCAAGTTCGTTCAACACGTTGGAATAACTCATTCCTGTCATTGAGAACGGGTCGTAAATACGAGCAAAGGCTGGTGGGAAATCATGAAAAATCCGCATGACTTCCATTCTATTACAATTTTCAACCTTATCGGCCCACAACTCCTGTAAATCGTATTCCTGTTTCATTGGTTGGGTAACAATGAATCCCTTTTTCCAATCAGCATAACCGCCCACACCCACTTCTCTACCATATTCTTTGGCTAATTCTATTACATAAGGCAGGGAAGTACCCATGACTGCTTGACCCGTCAAATTTCCCAATTCGGAAACATTTTGACCTTGAAAAGTCAACAAATAATTTTGAATGTTTATCTGATTGACTTGTGCGGCATATTCATTAACCGCTTCTTCAAAACGAGCATAAAATATGACATCAAGCAACTCAATATCCACTACGGGATAACCAAGTGCTTTTGCAGCCCAACTAGCCGCAGAATAGGCCTCGGTTTGAAACACAGAGTCGTTATCATAAAAAGCAAAAGGGGTAACTACAGGTAATGAGCCTGAACCGGGCCATCTGATTCGCTTTTGGTCAACAAGCGTTGTTGAATTTGTTATAGGTTGTGTTATGGCATCATTCATATAAAATCATCACATACACCTATAAATATGAATATTTCATCCAAAGAATTGATTTTCACATAATACATTTATAGGACTTTTTCACCTATTTATTATGTGTGATTAAGCTAAAGAACATAATATCGGAAATAGAGCATTTTAAAAAATTTGACCAATCCAAAATACGATGGGATGTTAAAGAAGATACAGACAGATTTTTTGTAAGAATGTACGTAGAAGGATATAACAATCCGCTGAGCGGTGTGTTTGCGGGGATGGGTTATGGGTTGTTCGATGGCAATAAAGAATTTTTTGGAGGCATGGTATTATCAAAGAAAAACATAGGCCAACTTGAAGGTTATTTGATTACATATTATGCTGATGTTGCTGAACCCAAGTTGGGATTTGGAAGAGCAATATTTCAAAAAACATTGGAAGAATTGAAAAAAAGAGGATATAAGGGAGTAGCTGTGTATAAACGTGATGCAAGAAGCAGAGATGCTACGCACCTTTTGAACAAAATCATCAACTTTTCTGATAGACATTTTGACTATGTGAATGTATGATCAAACTAAACAACATTCTTGAGGAACTTATGATAGAAGCACTACCGCCACAAACGCCGGCATTGCCACCGCCAGCCGCCAGCATTCAACAGCAGGAATTTTCTCCTGACTTTGTGGAATATATGCGAATGGTTGAAAATTCAATTGGTGCAGGATTTGATAAACAGAAACATTTATGGTTTCCCTATAAAGATGAATCGGGGTGGCACATAGCTTACGGCCACAAACTAGACCCTGCTGAAATTATCAACTTTAGACATGGTATTCACCAAAATACAGCTGAAAAACTACTCAATCATGACCTGTATATAGCAAAACATCGAGTCCACGATTATATTAAAACAACCTATAAAGTGGATATAATGTTATCTAAAAAACAAGAAGAAATGTTGATAGATTTTTCCTTCAATTTGGGTGGCCTTGACAAATTTCCAAAATTTGTAGATGCGGTATTGAGAAATAATTGGGATGTGGTTAAAAGAGAATACGTTAGAAATTTTGCTGGAAAGGAATTGATTGGTAGAAATAAAGCATTTTTTAACAGATTTCTATCATAAATTATGATTACATACAAAGAGGGAAATTTATCATTTGTAGATATTGATACCCGACGACAACTTTTTCAGTTGACATTGGGTATTCATGGTGGAATGATCGAACCTCTCGTTAAGCATCTTCCAAAGACTATCGTTATCGCTTATGATGGAGAAATTCCTGTGGGTTGGTCCGTTCATATGGATTCACGCAACCTTTCCAAAGCTAATAAACGAAGATGGTTAGCTTATATTGCCGTTTTCGTTAATCCCGTTTATAGACGAATGGGAATAGGAAAAGAACTTATAGACAGACTTGGCAAAATATTAAAACCACGTTTTGACTTTTTGGTAATGATGCCTCGTGACCCAAATGGTTATGTTTTTTTCAAAAAAATAGGAGCAAAACAATGGAATGAATATCCTGAAGATGATTGGGATGATGAATTTGGAAGGCAGGTAAAACCTATAGAAGAAGTGAACCAACCAATTCATAACTCCAAAAAAGCCATTTTAACCAATAATCCTACAGAATTATATTTTGACGACCAATCACATTCACCTATATTATTAGGATTGTTTGCAGATGAACTGTAT